GAATTGAGCCGTATCTGTAAGAATTCAGGACGCAATGAAGGAAAGATTTTACTGACTGGTACTACGTTCGCCGTGACAAGCGAACATCGTAGATGGGGCAAGTTTGAACGCGACATATGTGTCGTGGACAATGGAACCAGTAACAATGGTGGTTACTGGGTAGCCGATTCGTATGGAAACATTGTGAGTTTAATAGAGGAGCAAAGTAATGTCTAACGGTAAGAGAATAACTAGGGATATGCGTATCAAGCTTTTAGATATGCACAACAAGTTGATGAACATGTGCAACATGATCGAAGAGTCGTCAGACTGCAATCTGTCTGACGTTAGGAATCTGCGTCAAGCTGTCGATACGTTGAAGAAAGAGTTCTGTTTCGCCCCGCCTACGAGGCAAGGTTATTACTGGGCGGACTATGTGTTGGAAGAGGACGTTATTAAGGAAGAGGAGGTCAAAGAAAATGATTGATTTAGCAAAGCACGGGAGTCCAATGGATCGTGGATCAGCGGACAGGTATTATGGTCGAAGCTATGATCCGCATTGGTGGCCTGAAGGCACAAACAAAGGTTCAAAGGTCGCGCTCCAAGACATGAGCGTTGATGAGATCTGCGCCTATACCAAGGGATTTAACGAAGAGGAAGACAGGAAGGACTGGGGATGATCTATTCATGGGTTAATTTTACAGTTGCACCTAAGAAAATTTTGGATGAGGGTGCGCGGCACAGAAAAGCAATAAACCATTTTGCTGAAAATTTGTCGGCGGATTACAGAAATTACAAGCCACTTGATGGTTATCGGCATAAACGATTTCAAAATCCTAAAGGCTATTCAATACCAAAGGTGGGGTCTGAGATTTCATATAAGGGTGAATTCTTAACTGTGTTGGCTAAAGATAAAATGAACACTTCTTGTGGGTATGGTGTTGTAAATGTTTTGTATGCCAGCCACGGTAAAGACCCTGACTCAAAGACGGCTAAAAAGTTTCATTGGGATGTCTGGGATAAACAAACCGGATTCGTTAGGAGAAAGAAAAAATGGGTAAAGTAAAAGCAATGGCTATGCAGTTGGAAGAGGATTTTCTTGACACTGCATCAAGTTTGATTGAAGGTTGTGAGACGTATGATGAATTTGTTCGCAAAATGGAGCCGCATTTCCAAAAGCTTGTCCACATGGATATGAATGAAATCCATGACATGGTGGCAGAAGCGTGGGGCGAACATTGGAGTAAGTATGTTTGATTCTATTCAAAAAGGTGATGGAACATTAGCTAGGTATTTAGAGGCAGGCAAATGCCCTAAGTGTAAGACGATTTTGCCCGAACCTGAAAAGGGTCAGAAGTACATAGAGTGCACTGTTTGTGGGCTACAAATTAGTAAGGATACATAAAGTTTACTGGGGAGCGGCCTTTCTCCTCTAAAGGACGACAGAGACAGCGTCCTAAAAGCCACAGATGCCAGCAAGTCCTTTTCCCCGCGTCTTACAATTCATGGAGGGCTTATCACCGGTCAAGCTGTGCCGCTTTAAATGGATAAGCAGCAAATTTGTGGAATGTCTCAATAATTTTAACGGAGGAAGATCAATGGGTAGAAATTATATGCCGAACACTTACGAGGTAAGTATGGTAGTTGAGTTCAAAATATTTAAGCAGGTAAGGGCTTGCAATGATCAGCAAGCTAAACTCATAGCCTTTAAAAGACAAAAGAGCAAGAACGAGACTTTGGAAAAGCAGGGGTATGTTGCTACAGACTTAGAGGTAATTGATGCAGTGCTTGTAAAAGAGCCCTTGTTTATTGGTAATATATCTCCTTACTTGAGGTCTTCACAATGATTAAGGATAAAGAGATTTTAGAAAAGGAGCAGGTCATGGTTTGTGCTACTCACTGCCCTCGCTGCCACACCGTATTACGAACAATATTCGTGCATGGGCACGAGCAATGTACAACATGTCACGCTATTGTAGAAGACTGCTGTCAAGGGGCACCCGTATGAGTGATAAAAGCAATATTATATCTTTCCCAATTCACAGGGTTGAGCGAACCAAAGAACCTGTCCCCACAGTTTGTGAGATAGCAGGAGAAGTATTCAAGGATCTTATAATAATGGGTGAGAACCATGAGGGCGCAATTCAAATGATTACCACAGTTTCAGATCCTGCTGAAATATTGTGGTACATGGAAGCAGCTAGGTTTGGTATTATGGCAGGGAGCGTAGAAGATGAGTAACAAAGATGACCCAAAAGAATTACACATTGAACCTGACGATAACATCATCCCATTTCCCCAACCATCCGCATCTAGCGGTGCTGGTAGCGAAGAGGATGTGGCAGATGAATCACCACCTCACTTCTATTTCGTCCCTGACTGGGATATCGATGGAGATGATTCCCCAGCTTAGTAAGTTGGAGGGCTGGGTTAGAGTTCCAAGGAGATGTTGGATTACCAATTATCACGGGCCTTTTTTGACCAGTGCAGAGCAGGAAGAGTTAATGAAAGGGCAACGGTTTGAAGACGATCCAGTTGCCGTTAGACAGAGGGAAGCAACTTATATTTCCAGACAGTTTCCGGCAGGGACAATGTCTTCGGGGTTGGGGTGGCTTTAATATAAACATGTTCAATTACAAGACGCAGCCTTATGAGCATCAGCATGAGGCTTTAGTAAGAAGTCACGACAAAATTAATTTCGCTTATTTTATGGAGATGGGTTGTGGTAAGTCAAAAGTACTCATCGACAACATCGTATGGCTATATGAAAAGAATAAGATCGATACAGCCATTGTGGTTGCACCAAAGGGAGTTTACAGAAATTGGGAGACATCGGAGATACCAGCCCATTTTCCCGAACAGATTCCACATGAGGTATATGTATGGAATCCGAATCCCAACAAAGCCGCTGCCAAGAGACTTTCAAGTGCCGTGCAGGAGCGTAGTGTCCTCCGCATATTGCTGGTTAATGTGGAGGGTTTCGCAACACCAAAGGTGCAAAAATACTTGGATCTTTTCACACAAGGCAGTTCGTTCATACTTGCAATTGACGAGTCCACTACAATCAAAAATCCCAAAGCCAAAAGAACTAAGGCGTTGGTTACACTTGGTGGGAAGGCGACATTTAGAAGGATCTTAACTGGGTCACCAGTAACAAAATCACCTCTTGATCTTTTTTCTCAGTGTGAGTTCTTAAGCAAAAAGCTTCTGGGGTTTCAATCCTACTGGTCTTTTCAAAACAGATACGCCATGACTCGCACTCAACGTATGGGTAATCATACTTTTCAACAAATAATAGGATATAGAAATTTACCTGAACTAACAGACAAGCTTGGAATCTTTTCATACAGAGTAACCAAAGATGAAGCTTTGGATCTACCAGACAAGATATACACAATCAGAGAAGTCGCCCTGACAGAAGATCAGGCAAGACACTACAATAGTTTAAAGTCTGCTGCGATTGCTCTGTTGGAGGACGGGGAGTTAGTGACTGCCTCTGAGGTGATGACAAAGCTGTTACGAATGCAGCAAGTGTTGTGTGGTCACATAAGAACAGACGACGGAGATTTGGTGGAGATAAAAAATAATCGTATTCAATCGATGTTAGACACCATTGACGAAATGTCGGGCAAAGTAATCATCTGGTCCCGATTTAGATATGACATAAAGAAGATCGTGGAGACTCTCAAAAAAGTACATGGACCGGGGAGCGTGGTAAGTTATTTTGGGGACACGACAGACGATGAACGTCAAGAGGCAATCAAGTCATTTCAGTATGGTGACGCACGGTTCTTTGTGGGGAATCCACAAACGGCAGGTTATGGCCTGACACTTACGGCGGCTAACAATGTGATCTACTACGCTAATGATTATAACTTAGAAACAAGAATGCAGTCGGAAGACAGGTGCCATCGTATAGGACAGGAGTCTAGTGTTCTGTATGTGGATTTAGTGACCCCGGGCACAGTTGATATAAACATCGCCAAGGCATTACAGCAGAAAATTAATCTTGCGGGGGCGACTCTAGGTGAAGAAGTGAAGAAATGGCTGCAGGTTTGACCCCGTTGAATTGTCGGTTGCCTGCGTTCTTTACGGAGGTCTTCTTTACGTTGAACTGGTGTGGGTATAGGTGGCATTCATTTGTATCTATGTCCACATACAATAGTCTGACACCCAGCTTCTTTTGTTTGGGTTTTATGACTCGACTGATGATACTTCCGTCTTCTCTACGACTGGCCTTCTTAACATCGAAGAAGAACCACTCGCCTTTGGGAGACAAAGCAACAATGTCAATGGGGCCTTGTTCCATAGTTTGTGTGTAAGTGTAACAGCCTTGAGACAGAAGCCAATCGACTGCAATAAGTTCACAGCGTTTGCCTTCTACATTGCGATAGTTGGGTTTTTTCATAAAAAATCCTTTTAAATCCCAGCCGGTTGATGTAGTATTTCATAGGCTCTTAACTAAGACAAGGAATAAAAATGGACAATACTAAATACAAATCAGTGGCTGTGCCTAATCAGGTCCATAAAGTTTTGAGACATCTCGCGCACCTAGAGGGGCGCACGATGGGAGGTCAAATGTCACATATTGTACGGGAGTACGATGCTACTGTGCGTGGGCACGGAGACGTTGAAGCGTTTGGCAAACACCTTGAGAGAATAAAAACAGTTGACACAATAAAAGTTAGTAAGTAAAACGAAAGACCAATCCCGAAGGGGATAAACTTTAAACATGGAGCATGAAAGATGAACGATGTGTTTTCGTTATTTGAAGAAGAGGCCGCTAACGCCAAAGCATTTGACAAAGTTAGCGAAGGAAGTACAACCCGCCTATCCCGTTTGATAAGAAAATCGCAATCCTTAAATGATGAGATTCAACAAGCGGATAGTTTTCTTAAAGACCTTAAGGCCAAGAAAAAAACCGTTGATGAGGAGGATATACCCTCATTGATGGAGGAACTTGGCGTGGAAAGCTTAACAGTTGATGGTAACAAAATCACTGTTGAGAAGTATGTGTCTGCGCGTATACCAGATGATCGTAAGGAAGATGCTTATAACTTCCTCCGCTCTATCGGGGAAGCTGACATAATTAAAAATGATGTTGTAGTTACGTTTGGTATGGGCCAAGACAATATGGCTGGTGCTGTACTCGACGATCTACGGGGTCAGGGTCTTGAGCCAAATCAGAAAACTCACATCCACCCTATGACTCTTCGGTCTTGGGTAAAAAACCGTATTGAATCTAAACAAGACATCGACTACGACACCTTCGGTGTTTATGTCGGCAATCGTGCTATTATTAAGAAGGGATAAGCGAAATGGCTAACACAGCAGTAACAGAAGCAAAAACAACAAGCCTCGTACCAGATGGTCTAATGGATATCTTTGAAGAGAATGCTGGTGCAGGGTTACAAAATATTGGTGCAGATCAAATGCAGATACCTTTCATAAGGATTTTGCAGGCTCTGTCCCCACAGTTAAACAAGGATAAGCCTGAGTACATTAAGGGCGCTTCACAAGGTGACATTTTTAATACTGTGACTGGTGAAATCTATCCCGAAGACACAGGTATTACTGTGGTTCCTGTGGCCTTTGAAATGAAATACCTTGAGTTTGTTCCTAGGACACAAGGTGGTGGTTTAGTGGGGGAGATCCCTGCTAGCAGCCCTGATCTGGACAACACACAGAGGGACGGACCTTCAGAGATCTTGCCTTCCGGTAACGAGTTGGTTCGTTGTCACCAGAATTTGGTAATGGTCTATAACCCAGAGACTGAAGGCTGTTCGCCTGCAGTTTTGGATATGAAAAAGACACAGATTAAGGTGTCTAAGAAGTGGAATGCCCAGCGCACTAATATAGAAGTAATGGGAAAGAACGGTTCTTTTACCCTGCCTATCTATGGCACGGCTTGGAAGATCACAACTGTGTCCGAAAGCAATGACCAAGGCACATGGTATAATTTCCGCATTGCACGGGAAACAGAAGTCTCCAACGCTTTGGCTGCTTGCATGATGAAAGCCAAAGAAATGGCGGACAGTTTCCAAAAAGGAGAGATTAAAACGGCGGCAGGCACATCTGAAGAGATGCAGCAAGCCACAAAGACTGACGACATCCCGTTTTAACCAGTTGGGGCGGCAGTTTCAGTAGCATTTTAAGAAGACATCAATCACCGTCTTAACTTGCTCTCTTATTCGGAAGGTTACTGTCGCCTCATTCTTTTTGGAGACTACCATGACCCTAGCGGAAAGGTTCATGGCAGCGTTTGCCGGCTTCGGTGCTGCACATGGACGTACAGATATATCAGAAGAAAGAAGAGCCGGTAAAACAAAAGCAAAGTCCTATGTTGTCAGAAATCCTCTGACTGTAGAGCTTGTGCAATCACATCTCGACGGCAAGACTGGTGTCGGGTCAATACCAATCAATGAAGACAACAAGTGCAAGTTCGGAGCCCTTGATATTGATGTGTATCCTCTGGATCATGTTTTTCTTATCAAGCAGCTTGCCGAAAACAATGTACCGTGTATCGTGTGCCGTTCTAAATCAGGCGGGGCGCATGTATTCTTTTTCTTTAAGGAGTGGATGAGTGCAGGAGAATTTAGAGACAAGGCTGCAGAAATTTCGGCAATGCTGGGACACGGTAAGTGCGAGATATTCCCGAAGCAGGAACAGGTTCTCGTCGAGCGTGGTGATGTTGGGAACTTTATTAACCTTCCGTACTTTGATTCGGAACAGACGATGCGTCCAGCGATTCTACCAGACGGAGACGGGGCCACGCTAGAAGCCTTCTTAGAAATGGTTGACAAAGTCAGTGTTGACCCAGAAGAATTTAGAAAGCTACCTATAGGTGGCGAGGTTAACTTATACCCTGACTACATCCCTTGTGTTCGCTCCAAGCTTATGCTCGGTGTGGGTGAGGGAGAGAGAAACAAGTTTGCATTCCAGCTTGGGATCTTTCTAAAGAAATACGACGAGGTAAATTGGAAGTCTCTTTTAGAGCAGCACAATGCCAAAGACTTCAAGCCTCCTTTGCCTGCCTCAGAAATTGTTACCATTCAAAATCAAGTAGAGAAGAAAGAGTGGGGGTATCTTTGCAGTGAAGAGCCTATGGCATCTTATTGCAATAAGAACGTCTGCCGCACAATGAAGTTCGGTATTGGTTCCGGGGGCGCAATGCCTACGATCAGTGGGTTGTCCGTGGTTATGTCAGAGCCCCGCCTTTGGTTCTTGGATATTGATGGACGCAGACTTGAGCTAATAACAGACGAGCTACAGAACCCACGCTTGTTCCAGCGTTCTTGTATGGAGCAGTTGAACTTCATGCCTGAAAGGGCGAAGGACGCAGACTGGCAGTGCTTGATTAACAGTCTCATGGATAACTGTAATCAGATAGAAGTCCCAGAAGAATTAACATACAAGGGCCAGTTCTTAGAACTGCTGGACAGCTACTGTAATGGTCGCGTTCAAGCGCAAACAGTAGAGGAGATTATGCTTGGTAAACCTTACACAGATGCAGAAGAGCAACTGACTTATTTTCGTCTTGACTCATTGATGGAGTTTATGCGCCAGAAAAAGTTTGACAGCTACACACGGGCACAAGTTCAAGAGAGAGTTAAAGAGATGAACGAAGGTTCAGAAGCACATGGTGTTAAGAGGTTTAAGACATCAAGCGGCAAGTGGAAATCTGTTAGAGTATGGTGGGTTCCTGAGTTTGCTGCAGAGGTTGTTACTCCTGAAGTTAAAATTGAAGCTTCGGAGGTGCCCTTCTAATGGAAACAACTATTTTTGGTCCGCCGGGAACAGGCAAAACTACAAAACTTATTAGCATTGTTAAGGATGCAATAGCTGACGGCATGGATCCCACACGCATAGCGTTCATGTCCTTTAGTAAGAAGGCAGCAGAGGAAGCCAAGCAAAGAGCCTTGGCAGAGCTATCTGTAGATGAGCAATCTCTTTTGTGGTTTCGTACCTTACATTCTCTTGCATTTAATTGGTTGGGTATGAGATCGCAGGACGTATTCAAGGGCAGAGACTACAACGAGCTAGGTAAGTTAGTGGGTCTGGAGTTTATGGCTAACGCATCCAATAACATGTCAGAGGGTGTGCTCTTTATTCCGGGATCGGGCGGGGACAAGTACCTGTCTATGATTCAGATGGCTAGAGTTCGCGAGGTTAGTTTGGAGCAGCAGTTTAACGACAGCGCTGACTATCATCTTCATTACCAGCAGTTGACAACTCTAGCCAAAGCTTATGAAGACTACAAAAAACAGATAGGTAAGCGTGACTTTGTGGACATGATCGAAGATTTTATCGATCAAGGCACAGGTCCTAGCTACGATCTTTTGATTATAGATGAAGCACAAGACCTAGCGCCGCTGCAATGGAGAATGGTTAAGGAGGTCTTGGTTCCTAACTCTAAAAGAGTTTATTACGCTGGTGATGACGATCAGTGCATATACTCTTGGATGGGGGTCCGTGTATCAGACTTCTTGAATGCCAGCGACCACAAGATGGTGCTTGATAAATCATATCGTGTACCATTGTCCGTGCATGATTTTTCAAACGATTTGATTAAGCGAGTCACTACCAGACAAGACAAGGTTTGGCAAGCCACAGAAAGGCAAGGAAACCTTTCTTGGCACCGTGATATAATGGAATTGGATTTGGAGAATGGTGAATGGCTAATCCTAGCAAGGACAAACTACATTGCGAATAAGATCGCCGCCCAGTTAAAAGACGATGGTTATTTATTCTGGAGAGAAGGGGCCGGCTGGTCTTTATCTCAGAACGTCTTAAACGGTATTGAGGTGTGGTTAAAATTATGCAAAGGCTTTTCCTTATCAGCAGCAGAACTGAAGAACTTCTCGAAGCTACTCAACGGAAATGTTATTACGAAGTCTGGACGAAAAAACCTTTCATCCCTAGATCCAGATCTTTCCTACACTCTGGAAGACATCATCGACAAGTGCAGTTTGAACGTGAATGCAGAGATGAAGTGGATGAATGTACTGAAAGTGTCAGACAAGGAGATAGGCTACATTACGTCGGTACGTCGGCGGGGGGAGCGATTACTATCTGGCAGTCCGAGGATACGGATATCGACGATTCACAAAGCAAAAGGTGGCGAGGCGGATAACGTCGCTCTCTTTTTAGATTCCACAAGAGCATGCACAGATAACATTGACCAAGACAGTGAGGTCAGAGTTTTCTATGTCGGAGCTACTCGTGCCAAAGAGCATCTTCATTTAATTGAACCAACAGGATATTACGGATTTTCGATATGAACAGAGCAGAAATATTAGACACAGCCAAAAGTTATGTTACGCAGGACAGAGCAGCCCAGCATGGTGACATGGAAGATAATTTTAAAAACATTGAAACAGTTTGGTACTGGTGGGACAGTATAAAACCAGATGACCTACCTGTTGGTATGGACTGCGCTATTAAAATGACGTTATTAAAAATTGCTAGAATAGCATCGAATCCAGACCACCTAGATAATTGGGTAGACGGATGTGGATATCTTGCCTGCGGAGGAGAATTGACAGATGACGTTAGTTAAAGAAGCCGATAAGTTCTTTTACAAAGCCGATGGTTTTGATGAAGCTGTTATAGGTATCGCGGAAAGATGCGGGGACTTGGAACAGGTGATTGCGTATGATGCGGAGAAGTGCATTGACATACTAATGGCTAAAGGAATGGACGAGGGAGATGCGATTGAGTTTTTTAATTTCAACGTAGCCGGTGCTTACGTTGGGCCAAGAACTCCTGTGTTTATTTTTAAACATTCATTGGAAGATATCGAGAGCTATTATGAGTGAATCATATCAGTATCACTTGCTGGCGCAAGATTTAAAAGATGTTGCTTGGGGTAAGACAGACAGTGACTGGTCACCTCCTTCCTCATTCCCGGACCTCTCTCAATACGAAAGAATCGCTGTTGACTTAGAGACAAGAGATCCAAACCTGTTGTCACTGGGTCCCGGATGGTGCCGAGATGATGGGTACATCATAGGGATTGCGGTAGCTGCAGGAGATAGCTCTTGGTACTTCCCTATAAAACATGACGCAGGAAATTTACCTAGGTCTTCGGTAATGAACTGGTTAAAAAAGACACTGGCAACTCCCAACATAGAAAAGGTAATGCACAATGCAATGTACGACCTTGGGTGGTTACGAGCAGAGGGTGTTGAGGTACAGGGCAAGATAATTGACACAATGATTGCGGCTCCCTTGCTAAATGAAAACCGACGTTGGTATAACTTGGATTCTCTGGCAAGAGATTACTTGTCCGAAAGGAAGGACGAGAAAACTTTGCGTTCCGCTGCGGAGGAGTTTGGAGTTAACCCGAAGTCAGATATGTATCGTCTACCATCAAGATATGTAGGCCCTTATGCAGAGCAGGATGCTGCGGTCACTCTTCGTCTATGGGAAAGACTACGCACAGATCTGGTAAAAGAAGAATGCACATCTATTTTTGAACTGGAATCCAGTTTGCTCCCTATCTTGTTGGATATGAAAACAAAGGGTGTTCGTGTTGACATTGACAAAGCAGAACAGACCAAGAAAGATTTGTTTAAAAGAGAACAGGTCTTACTTGAAGAGGTAAAGAAAGATACCGGCATCGCTATTGAGCCGTGGGTTGCTACATCTATAGCAAAGGCGTTTGATGCCATTGGGCTTAAGTACCATAGGACAGAAAACTCTGGGGTTCCGTCCTTTACAAAACAGTTTCTTGCAAATCACGAGCACCCTTTGGCTAAGAAAATTGTACGCATAAGAGAGCTTAACAAAGCTAACACGACATTTGTCGAAACCATTCTTCAACATTCTCATAAAGGTAGAATCCATTGTGATTTCCATGCTCTTAGATCAGATGATGGTGGCACTGTAACGGGAAGATTTTCTTCCAGCAACCCAAATTTACAGCAAATTCCCGCAAGAGATCCAGAAATTAAGTCTTTGATCCGTGGCCTGTTTATACCAGAAGACGGCTGTAAGTGGGGTTCTTTTGATTATGCCTCACAAGAACCTAGGTGGCTAGCTCATTATTGTGCAACACTAACAGGGCCTGAAAGGCACCCTCAGATCGATGATGTTATTAATATGTACCATGAAGGCGACGCTGACTTTCATCAGATGGTGGCGGACATGGCTCAAATACCACGCAAAGAAGCTAAGACTGTTAATCTCGGTATCATGTATGGCATGGGGAAAAAGAAATTAGCTAATGTTTTGGACATAACTGAAGAAGAGGCAACCTCTCTTCTTAGTAAGTATTACGATAGCGTTCCTTTTGTTAAAGGACTAGCTGACATGACAGCCAGAATTGCTTCAGACCGAGGAGTTATACGCACATGGCTAGGTCGTAAGTGTCGCTTTGATATGTGGGAGCCTGTGTCTTATAGCTACAACAAGCCTTTACCCCAAGAGCAGGCTATGAAAGAATATGGTGGTAAGGGCAGAATTCGTAGAGCTTTCACATACAAGGCATTGAACAGATTGATCCAAGGGTCAAGCGCAGATCAAACTAAAAAAGCAATGGTTGTTTGTTATGAAGAGGGTTTATGCCCTACGTTAACGGTGCACGACGAACTTTGTTTTAATGTTGAATCTCAGCAGCAGTCTGACAAAATTGTAGAGATTATGTCAACTTGTGTGCCAGACCTTAAAGTCCCTTTTGAAGTTGATGCCGATCTTGGCAGTAACTGGGGGGAAGTGGGATAATTGGATACGGAGGATAAAGATGTTTGAGGCAATGATACTTATATGCCTTGTGGCGAACACAGATGAATGCGAAGTTCTTTCAGATATAAGAGGGCCTTATGAAACGATAGGCCAGTGTAATGATAGGGCTGCAGAAATGACTATCGATATAATGAACGACCCAGATGTACAGCACTTTGTTGTTAGCGGAGCTAGGTGTGACAGGATCTCTGGTATAAAAACCTAGTAAAACATCAAATCTCAGGGACCTGAAGGTATACTGGTACGTTAACTGTTAACGAGGTCCACGAGAATCGATGTTTTTATGTAATGTTTTCAGTCTTTTGCTAAGTCACGGATACGCTTAACCAAACGCTTGGCCCGGTTCGGAACCTGATCATGCCACCTCGAATCGACCATTTCGTCTGCCATTTTGTTCCAGTCCCGGGCATCGCATCCAGCTTTCATACCTTTGAACTTGGATAGGCGAGGCCGACCCATATTAAACATCATATTGCAGATAACCAATTGTGCCTCTTCGGGTAAATCATCGAAGTCATCATACAATACTTTGCATTCGTCTATTGTTACAGCTACGTCTAAGAGAAATGCTCTATGCACTCGCTCTTCAGATACCTCCGTACCAATGGGTTCACCAAACTCCGGGTCTGCCTCGGTAATGAGGTGACCGATTCCAAAAGTTGGTAAATTTAAATGATCCAAATACACGGAATACTTACAGCCTTCGTCGTCTGCAAGCTCCATTCTTAGCTGATCTTTGTTCACTGTTGTTGACTCCTACGATATATCTCCACGTTCTTCATTATACTCTTAGGATCGCCCCCGAGCAACTCTGCAGGAATTGGAGTACCTTTGTAATTAACAGTTAATGGGGTTCCTACAGCTTGACCCGGAACCTTGGTTGTTGGACCGGGCTGCGGTGCAGGTGATGCAGCGGGCATCGTAGGCAAGGAAATATTCTGTAATGCTTGCCCAGCCACAGTCGGCAGAACGGCTGCAGGTGCAGGGTTTCTGTTGCGTGATCTATCTTGAGGCGCGATAAAAGCTTCACTCGGTGTTTCTTCAGGCAACCGTGGGTCAATCGAAAGTTTCCGTAATTCTGCTTCAAGCATCCGCAACATTCCTTTTGGAATGTTGTGCCCTTTTTCTTTCCCTTGTTTCAGTTTTTCATCGCTCGGCGAAAATGGTAAATAGTCTCCTTTTAAAATCGCGTCTATCTCTTTTTTACCCAACCGCTCTTTCTTTAGAAGTTGAGCCACTTGACGTTTACTAAGACCTAGATCTCGAAGAGCTTGAACATCTAAAGCAAATCTACGGAACACCTTTAGACGAGCCTCGTTTGCAGCGAGGTAGCCTCGGATGTAATCGTCTTCACCTGCGAAATCCATATTAGCCATATCATTAAATAAGGTAGCTGATTGAGATCGAAGGTCTTTAAACTCGTTGGCCTTAAACTTAGAAATTCTTTCTGGATCTACTTTATACGTTTGCAGACCTGTAAGCTGTCGCAGGATCTCTCCTTTGGGAGCATATGTTCTACCTGTGCTTGGCTCTCTTTCGGACACTCCAAATGTTTCTACCTTGCTAAACAAACTTCTAGGCAGTCGTGAAAGCTCAATCTCATTAAAGTCGGCCCCTGTCGGCACACGCAAAGGCGTAAGGTTCATCGGCCCTAACTGATTAATAACATGAACCAAAGACCGTTCTAATTTTTTCATTCGTGTTTCAGGTTCTCGGTAGACAACCGCACCCGACTGCGTTCGACCGCCTTCTGGGGTACGGCCCCCAGCATTACCCGGCAGGATATCTCTTAAAGTAGCTAAAGCAATAGACTCACTAACATATGGCTCTAGAAACTCAAACACCGCTTCTTCAAACGCTGTTTCTATTTGCCCTGCTTTTCCTAAGAAATCGGACTGAGGATTAATTTTGTCCTGCTCATCAAGGCTGTTTAGTAACGCTTCAAACGGACGAATAAGAGCATCGTAAGGATTAAAACGGCTGTAGTCCATAAGCTCTAATATGCCATCTTGATCTCTTCCCAAGGGAACAAGGATGCTGTTCTTCTGGTGGTCTGCCGAAAGAGTACGAGCCGCCTCCATTTCTTTTTCACTAACCCCTGCCAGTTTCATGGCGGTGTCCCGTATAGCAGGCCCGGATACATAGAAGGTGCCAAGAGCGCCCATTAAACGGCGCATCCCAATCTCGCGGATTGCTTTGTCATCGCTAGAAAGTTCCTTGGCGGATGTCTCTAAGATATTAAAACCTGTTCGCAAGATCTCTGCTGGGAAAGCAATAAAGTTTCCAAGGGGTAGGCCACGAATATCTTTAATTATCTGAGGCACCAGTTCATAGTTTGGAACAAGGTTACGCACGTTATCTGCGGCCCGGGTCTTGATTGCTTCTTCTAAAGACCCGCCTTCTTCATCACCTAAAAACTTTTTGAATCTGTTCGTCGCAGTGTCAATCCGAAACTGGTACTGCTCGTCAGTCATCGCCCCACGGTTTTGTCGGATGTCGTCAATGATCTTTGTGTAAGCTTCACGAAGCTTAGATGTCTCGAACTCGTAGTTGTATATTTTCCATACATCATCACCAGCGCGATAAAGATCTGCCGCTTTGCCTAAAAACTGCCAACCTTTATTGCGTCTATTGTTTCTGTCAAGCGACCCACTAAGATCCAAGGCCCCTATCTTAACTCTGTATCCCCTGTCTCCAGTGGTGGCTACATCAGATACAAGCGCAGCGTCCTGCATTACATTCATGTTTCGTGGATCGGTGCCCCTGCGTAAGTTATCTTGAATCTCTCGAAGCTCCGCGCTGCTTCCGATAAGACCTCTCCGCTGTAGGTCAGTCAGATATTCAAGCCCTTCTTCATCTGTCTTGTTAGCAAGGTCCCGAATAACAAGGGCCACAGACTCAAAAATGTTGGCACCAGCGCCGACATTACCGTTGGCTAATGCAAAAAGGCTGGCAGACGTTACGTTACGAACTTGCGTAATGGGGGACAAGATTGTTTTGTTGAACTGCGTAATGCCTTTTAACTTCATCATTGCGCCATATGACTGACGAAGAATTTCGTTCAGGCCCTCACTGTTTGTTAAAGGTCTGCGAGATAAAGAGCGCCACATTGCTTCTGGGACAGCAATGTTGTGCATCTCTCCAAAAGCACTTTCGGATGCACCGGGGTCCGTGGACCGTATATTCTTAGCGCCATCCATTCGTCCAATGACATGATACCCGTCGCTTTTCAATTCTTTTAACAACGTGTCTTCAACCATATCTAACTGTTGAGCAAGCTGCCGGATACGCCCTTCGGAAGCACCTTCCGCTAAAGCTTGATCCAACTGCAACTGCACTTCTTCTTTTCTACGCGCTGTTTCATCAACGATATTGATATAACGCCCGCGTCTTTTAGGTCCTAAGTCCGCCAAGGTTGCGGCAGGGTTTGTCTCTCGAAGTGCAGCAAGCTGTTCTCTTTCGGCAGTCGATGCAAATCGTTCGCCATACTTACCTCTGCGAAAAGTAGCGTCTGCTATATCATTGTTAGCTATCTGACGCAGGCGCGTATAAAAGGAGTCATTCGCAATAAAAGTAGACAAGTCGGACACAGTAGCAATGTAAGCTTCTGTAGGGTTTTTGGTCTGTCCAAGTATTTCTTTTAGTACAGGACTGTCAACCTTACGCCGGTTTAAAAGCTGCGGGTTTAGTCTGCGGATAGCTGTGCGACCAACAGGTTCGGATGCAATTTTACGCCCTGCAGGAGTTTTTGATAAGACAAGACGTATGTACTCTCTCATCTGGCGCTCAGTAAGAGTGTCCACAGTTTGTTCAGGAGTCACTTTAAAAACGTCTTCGCCACCGCTTAAAACTTCTTTCATGTGATTGAATACGGTACTGTCATATCTACCGCCACGACTCTCGCGGATTAAATTGAATATCTCTTTTTCTCTGTCAGTCCCCGCCTCAATTTTATAGTCGGGGTTTTCATAAGCAGCGTATCTCTTGCGAAGGTAGCCGCCTGATTCAATGTTTTCGCGGATAACCTGCATTAATTGAGAACGGCTCATCTTGCCCGGAGCAGCAGTCTCTGGCAGGTTGCGAACTGCGCCGGAGTCAATAAGTTTTTCAGACAGTTTATCAATAACGGTTCGTGCTGATTTGTACGCTGCGAACAATTCGCTGGGCAGATTATCAGGGCGCTGTCCTGTTTCCAAAACATCCATAAATCCGTTTAGTAATGTTTGTTTGGTAACCGCAGACTGCTGTTCCATTGCGGGAGTTCTTAGATAGGCTTCTATCTTTTTCTCCACCATTTTAAGTTTACGCTCTGCCACCTTAACGTCGCCTTCAACAGCAGCGTTCACAAGAGAGTTTAGTTTAGCAGCAGATGGGTCCAAGTATCCACGATATCTAAGGTTGGCAAACATGCCGCCCAGCATCCTATCAAAAGAACTCAATGTTTCCGAAGAGTCTAGGATCCTAGCTTCTTGTTTTAAAATTGCATTGGTCGCTGATTCTATGCCCGCTCTTGCAGCAGGGAGTGCACCCAAAGACAACAAGTCTGCAACGGTTGTTTGTCGAGCGCGTTCAGCAAAGCTCCGAGGTAAAGATGATGCTATAGGTAGCTGATATCCATTTCTAGCTAAGACATCGGAGACTGTTTCAATTGGACGACTAGCACCAACTTTAGCGGCCCCTTTAAAAATTGCTCCTAAGACAGGAGGCAGCACAGCCTGCCCAAGCCCTGCTTCTGCACCTATTAAAGCACGGTCCAGTATCCTAGTAGAGAAATTTTCAAGGGCAGTTTCACCAACAACTTTTTCAGGTGATCGATCTGGCCCCAATTCAAAAAAATCATGGAGCCCTTCGGTGTCATCATTGGCTACAATGAAGTCCGCCCCTGCCGCTGCAGCAATCTGCTGTCCAGTCAAAGTTAGTCTTTGTCTTTTAGAAAGATTGCGTGTGCCTTTTCTTGCAAGGTTGGCCGTAGCATATCTACCCAGCCTAGTTGTCTGTGCCGCTAATTTAGAAGCGTAAACACCGGGGCCTAAGAACTGAGTAATTCCTTCTGAGATTTTCCCTGTGGTTGTAGTTGGAGCTAGACCTGTAAATTCTCTAACGGAATTCCCTGCTTCAACTATCAAATCAGTCAGTGGTAAAGTTGAAGAGGCAGGAACAGCTTCTCCATCTTTTACTTTTTCCCGCATCGCTGCTTGGAACACTGGGTCATTAACATATTTTATATCTGAATAAATACCTGCAAGCTCTAGCGGGCCTTGTACAATTCTGGTAAGGCCGCTACCTATTCCTTCAAAGATCTGACCGAGAGGACCTTCTTCACTACTCTCTTGTGGCTTGAACACAATAGGACCTTGATCCGCAGACTCATCTGCAACGGAATCATCTGTGTCAGGTCTGGAGTTTTCTGTTATGCGGCGGTCTTCTAGAATAGCCTCAATTTGGTCAGTGGCTTGTTCTGCAGAAATCCCATCAGGTAAAGAAAAAGATTCCCCGCCATACTTCCAATTAGCCATTTAGTACTCCGGTGTCGCTAATGCTCTTGTCCCTACGGGCGAGAACTCAATAAACGCCACTTGTCCTCTAAATTCCTTTTGGTCACTTAGTTCCATTTGATTAAATCTACCTTGTACCTGAACTTCTCTACCGTCTGCATTAAAATATTTTACGCCCGGTACATTCTCTTCAAGGACATAATTAATAAACTCAGGAGCCGTGGTTCTAGCATTCTGAGCCTGCGCGATTGGAATTAACACATTAATCTTAGCTGTTGTGTCTGAAGGTAGTTTCATTTTTCCAAGAATCAAAGCTGAGTTTCTTGCTGCTTTGCTGGCCGCGTCACCTTCCAAATGATTAAAGGTAAGCATATCAACGGCTCGAACTTCTGCTGCTGCGTCTGCTGCGCTCATCAACTCTGTAATACGAGCGGTTCCTTTTGATTCGACGTATGTTGAGAACAGGTTCTGACCCGCTTCGGTTAATGAGTAGCTGTTCGGATCGGAGAAGTCCACACCTTTTTCCGGATCTGTCGCGGTGACATATCCAGCAGCCGCTAGCTCACGAATAAACTTAGGTGTCTGACCCGCCAAAGTAGCTTTGACAGTCTGATTAAACTTCTCTTTGTTGAAGGCTAGCTCGTCTAACTTAAGACCCATTTCATTCGACTTAATAATAAAATCATTTTCTAGCTTCAAAGACTCTAGCGCACGAGCTTGTTTTTTGTCAAATTCGGCAAGTTCTCTGGTAGTTAACTTGTCTGCAATAGCCACTCTTGTCTGCAAACCTTGAATCCTAGCGGCGCGTTGTGCAATATCCGCATCCTTCTGGTCTTTTAACAAAGCAAATTTAATACCCGCGAGTTCTTTGTTGTCGGCTCTTTCTCTATCTGTAATCTTGCTCATATCTTTGCCGTATGACTCAAGACCAAAAGAAAGACCTTTTGCAACATTAGTTAAAGCGTTAGCACTTTCACCAGAAGCAATAGCAAGGCCCGCTTTCATTAGGTTAAGCCAAAAAGCGGTATCTCTGTCTTCATCTGCCACTTCGCTAGGATCTTTGTCCTTAC